TTCTATAAGTTGACTCAGTCTGATTACTAAATGCTATACCGCCTGATGCTCCAGTTCCTGAAGTTGTTTCTGTTATAGTAAGTAAAGGATTTGAAGATGCAGTAATTGATAAATTACCTTGAGGCGATTCTGTGCCAATCCCAATCCTATCATTTGCAAGGTCAGCACTAAGTATTGTATTCTGATTTGTAAAACCAAAAATACCTAAGTTGTTTCCATTTGAACTTTGGAATATTGATGATTTTCTTGTACCACTTACAGAGAAATATATTTCGGGTATATCTGAATAAGCATCTAATCTTAATCTTGCTCTACCGCTTGATGATGCTTTTATTTGTGCCTCAGTTAGACCAGCGTTTCGAATGTCTAAATTATAACTAGGCGAGGATGTGCCGATGCCGACTCGATTGTTAGAACCTCCTACAACCATGATAGTTGTACCACTAACATTTTGAAATTTATGAAATTTATAATCTGCACTTGTTTTGTAAGTTGGACTGCCTTCATTAAATGCTAACCACTCTCTTGTATATGCTCTATCATTTGTAGCAAAAGAATGTATTGCATTTCTAATTCTTATATCGCCCTCAACATCTAATTCGTGGTCAATATCAGATGTAATCCCAATTCCAACTTTGCCATTTTTACCTACAAACATTGCTTCTGTGCTACCAGCATTACCTTGTAGTTTTAATAAATATTCAGATGAACCAGTTCCAGTAGCTTTTATAAGCATACCAAGTCCTGATGCGTGAGTTTGATTAAAAGTTGCTAATACACCATTAATGCTAGTTTCTACATTTAGACTGCCTTCAAGTATCTCATCATAAGCAAAACTACCAGCACCTTCAACTTTAAAATCTCCAGTAATAGTTAAATCGCCATCTACTGTCCCACCACTAGCTAAACCAGCACTTACATTACTTATCATTGATTTTAGCATTCTACTATCCTAACCGCTCCAGTTGTAGTTGAGGTTGAGTTATAATTGAAATAGATCGTATTGCCCAAGCCTCTTGGAATCGTTATAAACGTTAATGTATTTTTTGGTATTAATAAATCGTTTGATGCATTTACATCTGTTTGCGATGCACTAAAGTTAAAATAGATCTCAACCGCACTATAAACTCCGATAGTTCCTGAAGATGCTTTTAATATTTGATGAGTTGAGTTTGTTACTGCCGCACTAGATCCTGCTGTACCAGCTGAAGCCACTGTCCATTCTCCGCCTACTGTTGTATTTAATGCCTCTTGTACTGAATAAGTGTGTATATCTGCCATTTTTTCTTCCTCTCTAAGCTATGACTAGCGTGAATGAGTTATTATTACTATTAAAAATTAAAAATAGAAGTAAAGTTTTTAAAAGTGTTACTTTTTACTTTTCTTTTTCTTTTTAAATATACGTTTTTTAGGCTTAGAATAGGCTGAATCATCCGTTTCAGACTTTACTCTAACATATCCTTTACTTTCTAAAGATTCGAGCTTTTCAGGGTGTTTTTCTAAATCGCTGTTTTCTAATCTTTCCATCTTTCCGTTTTTAAAATTTTTCCAATATTGCATTTTTATCTCCTTATAAAATATGGGGCAGAGCGAATCATGCCCCATTTATTTATGTCATTAAGATACGTTAGTAAACTTAATTCCTTTTTTGTTGTCAGAATCGTCAATCAACTTTACTCCGTAAAGTAAATCAGCAACAACCTTAGTACCGAGGGCATCAATTGAGTATTCACTCTGTACTCTCACTTCGTTCTGTACCGCTATTGCCGCAGCAGACTTATGAAAGATAGCACCTGGAATAGTGGAAGCTGTTCCGCCAGTGCTTACAGTGTTAGACATATAAACATCTATACCATAAAGAGATCCAACCATACCAGATCTAAGACCTCTATTGCCTTCACCGACAGCGTCATTTCTGATAAAATACTGAGCAATACCAGCAGACGGATTAAGAATGTCTGCAAATAAAGTTGGATTAACAACCATTGCACATTCTCCGTCCATGTAAGGTATGTCATTCTCACCTAACGATGCTAATGCAGCTTCAAATACAGCAGCAGTTAAAGTGTCGTCAGCGGAAAGAGCTTGAGATTCATTTAAACCATCTAACTCGCCCCAAATATCAGCGTCGACTTGTCTAGCAAGAGCTTCACCCATCATTTGAGAATACTTAGCAACCATGTCTACATTAGACTGGATTTCAGCTACATCTTCAAATAACTTAGCTACATACTTATGCTTATTAACAGTGAGCTGAGTTTCGGTTGTAGCAGTAGCATCATAAGATACGTCAGCACCCGCAGATTTATCACTAGCACTAATTAGACTAATCTCAGGAACATGTAAAACATCTCCAAAACCAGCTCCGCTAAATACAGCAGAATAGTCATCGATTAATCCACGAAAAACAGTCTTTCTTTCGAAATACTTGTATATACCTTCTGACCAAATCTCAGGAATGAAATGTTGATCCGTTGTAGTAGTTGTCGCACTACCTTGATAATGTTTAGCCATTATTATTATTTCCTATTTTATCGCCTTCGATATGCATCCAAAATAGATCCCCAGTTTGAACGTCTTTCTTCATTAGACATATCAACCCAACTTTTATTTTCAGGGTTTCCAGTTCTCGCAGGAGTTCCATCTGTAGGCACAACGTCAGCTTTAGTTTGAACATTTAATTTATTATGAAGAACTTTGAGTTTGTCTAGCGGTAAATCACCAAACGTTTCTCTATCTTCCTCGCTCATATCTGCAAGAATTTCCTCTCTCATAGACTCTAATTGTTTCATTGCAGCTTCTATAACTGGCTCTTGCTCTTGAAGTTTTAAACCTCGTTGTTCAGCTAGTTCCTGCCATTTATTCTGCTCTGCCATTTGAGTCTCTTTATCCGCTTCAAGTCTTTTTTGAAGTTTTGAAAGTTCATCTTCTGCAGCTTGCGCTCTGGATCTGTACTTTTTGCTTTCTGCAATCAAGCTACCAACTTCAGAGCTGGGATCGGTTGCTTGAGCTTGGCTATCAGTCGCCACCTCTTTTGCATTATCTTGCATCGGGTTTGGTATGTCTTTTTCTACCTTTACCCCTGATTTTACTTCAGACATCTGTCCTCCATTTTCGTTATTAAAAAAATTATTTTCTTCTAGTCTTACTCGGAGACCACTTAACCTTATTTGCCCAATAAGCTCCTGACATTTTACCTCTTGCTATATTTTTAGCGTGGCGAGATTTAAACGCTTTTCTTTGAGCTGTAGTTTGATTGGTCTTTACTCCCTGTTGACCAAATCGGATTAATTTAATTTTACTACCTTCTTTAGCAACCACAACGTGGCTCTTAGTAGGATGCTTGGGTGTTCTTTTAGGTTTATTATATCCTGATACACCTGCTCTTTTTAATCTTGGATCTTTAGCCATTATAAAAACTCCAGCTTTATTTCTATATCTTTTTCTGCAAATTTTGAAATATTTTTTTCCATTTTTTTAGCAAAATAATTTTCTATAAATTGTTGGTTCTTATCGTTTAAACCATAAATATTTCTTTTAGGTTTGTTGCCCCTTCTTTTAGAATGACCTATTACCTTTAATCCATCGGCATATAATATTTCTACGCTTGTTGTAGTTGCTCTTTGAGCTTTTATAGAATCTAACATAGTGCCAGTTAATCTTAAGTTAGGCGGATTAACTTGCCTATCAGTGCCAGTGCCTTTTAACTCTTTAGGCAAAGTAATAGTTCCAGCAGCTTTCGATATAGCATAATTTTTTTTATAGCTTGGAAACTTTTTACCATCTTTATCTTGACTAATGCCTTTATCGGCATCTAATACTATTCTAGTCGCTAGTTTACCGCCTAAAATTTTCCAGTCTTTTACTTCTGCTTTAATTACGTTAAATAATTTCACGCTACCATCCAACTATGTCTACAATTATAACCGCCTCTAATACCAAAAGGTGTACCGCTAGATCCTACTTCAGATTCACTAAAACCTTTATTTAAATTATTTCTTTTATCTAATAAAGTGCGTTCGCACTCAGGTCTTGTAACGCTATCGTTTGGACCAACGTAGATCCATTTTACATCTTCGCCTTTAAATACATTATACCTACTAAAATCACTAAATTGCCTAAGTCCTGTATTTACTGCAACGTTTAATTGATGACTAGCTAAATTAACTTGCCCCATAGCTTCAATAGTATCTCTTATACTAGCACCGCCATATATATTAACAAACATAACATTCTTCATTTCATCTCCCCAAGCTCTAGCCTTACCAAGTAATGATTCTGTGTTTAAATCTTTTAACGTTTGTATTGCTTCTACTGTTTCTGTTTTCATCGGCACTACTCCTCTGCGTTTAGCTTCTTTAACTGCATCTGCTAATAAAACGTCATATTCATCCATAAGATTATTCACTTGACTTCCGTAACCTTTATCAACTAACTCCTGTAAAAAGTTTAAACGTTTAGTAGTTAATAATAATTCAGTCTCAGTCATATCGTTCATTCTATACGCTAAACGTTCTAAGTCATTACGCAAGCCATCCTCAATCTTTTTTACTTGAGTCATAAAACTATTTACTGCTTTATCTATATCATCAGGCATTTAGTATTCTTTCAACTTGGCTTATAGGTTCTTGAGCTTCACGCTGCTGTTGAACTTCTTGGTTGCGTTCTTCTTCTACCTCGCCAAGTTTCTCATCTAGTTCTTGATCGTTCATATCGGGGTTAAAGTATAAAAGCAAATCGCGTTTAGTCATTACTCCATTATCTAACTTCCATTGTAACATTTTTAGTTCTTGATCTACTGACATCGGGTAGCTTATTTCACCAAAGTCTACATAATAATTATCAGGCAGAGTCATTACATTGTAAACTTCTAAAATCCGTTTATCAATTTCGTATCTGGTTTGCTCCCATTCTTTAAAGTAAGGTATATCACTTTCACGAGATTCTAAATTTTCAATCTCCAATATTTTTAACGCTTCACCGCTTGGAGCGTTACCAGTTGAATCACCCCACCTGATTCTTAAATGATTATTTTCTGCAGTTTGATTAGCGAATATCTTAACTGCTTCAATCATCTCATTTAATCCGCCTGATGGGGATACATACTGAAATGATCCACCTTCTGGTAAAATAATGGCAGAGTCTATACCAGATTTAATTACAGACTGACCTTCATCAATTCCTGTAAATACTGGTTGACCTAATCGAGATCTAACGCTCAACGCTATTTCAGTCATAGCTATTCCGATTTGTATAGCGGATCTAACTACATCGTGGCTTGAGGATGGATAAACAACTTTACTAATCGGGTTTAATCCAAAAGGGTTTATCATATCTTCATTACCAGCTACCGCATACCTTTTGCCTTTTTGATCAAATCTAAAATGCATACCAGGCATACCATCTCGATCCTCAGACCAAAATACATATTGCCTATCTTTGTTATTTCCTTTATCTATTTCATAACTATAACCATATGGATGAGACTCGCCATTTAAATAATATTCTTTTACGTTTGGAAGTATCTCATATTCCAATCTTTCTTTAATAGGATTATATTTTGTTTTAAAATGACAACTCCCTAATAGCCAAGCTAACTCACTAAATTGTTTAGTCTGACTATCTAACATGTAAGCAATGTTTTTATAATCATCGTTCTCCTCTCCATTAAAGTATCTTTTAGGCGGTTGCTTATATAGCATCATTCTAGCTCTTGCGAATCTAGGAACAACTTTACTTGGATATGTTGGTATCTGCTGTAACGATTCACTAGAAAAATATTGCTCAATATGCTTATCCATATTAATGTTATAATAAAAATCCAATGCGGTCATTCTTTCCGCTTGTTCTTTTTCTTTAAAATCCTGTTCAGCTTTCGCAACTGTTTTTAAGATTATTTGTTCTGATAGATCGGGGATTACTACCTGATTAACTGTTTTACCGAAGTTGTACATATTACCATTCCATTGTTCTTGATGCCCTACTAATTACTGGAAACTTATAACTAATAGCGTAGCTACAAGCATCCAGTGAATGCGTAAGATCTATTTGCGTTTTATCTATTCCACCCTTTTTATCACGCTGCACTTGTTCTAAATCTTTTATTAAATATTTACATTTGGGATCTATAGTCATGCTTACATTACCATCTGCATCTAATAACTTTCTATTTAATGCGTTTAATCTATCTATATGACTTGGATGAGCCTTTTTAGATCTTATTAAAAATCCATAATCTCTTAATATATGATGATCGGATCTATTGCTAGTTGTAGATCTAGCATTACCTGCTGGATCTGGATACACTTCTATTTTTTTTTCAATAGCTTTCATCTTTCTCGCCATCTCTTCTGTATTACTATTCTTTAGCCTTATTTCGTCATAATAGTGTATAGTACCATCGGTGTATTGACATGCTAATACTGCGGTCATATAATCCACGTTAAAATCGCAACCCCACCATTTATAGCTAGAAAGTTCTTTGGCTTGTTTAATATGTATATCTCTATCAAAGTTCCAAGCTGCTCTATTACCGCTAGTTTCAAACGATGCCTCAAACTCTTGCCTAAATCTTACTGGATCCATAGTTCTTTTAGCTCTTGCTATTTCTTCCGCTGGTACAAATCCGCCATCTAACGTTTTAAATTGCCAACTCTTCCAATCGGGATCACTTTGCCCTTTACTATATAAATCATACATAGTATCATACCCATTAGGAGTTCCGATAAATAACGCTGTCCCCTTAGTAGTTGCTAACATTGGATAAATAATCTCCTCCCAAACATGAGGTTTAATATAAGCCATCTCATCCATTACACATTTAGTGAGTTCGACACCACGAAGATTATGTTCATTATCAGCACCTTTAACCGCAAGCTCAGCTCCATTATTAAATATAACTGACATCTCAGATTCATTAAGTTTAGCTCCATCGAAACCAGCAAACATCTGCCGAAGAATAGGAAACACTATCATCTTGCCTTGCCTGTAAGTAGGAGTTATGAACCACCTTCTTTCGTTTGGTTCGAATTGATCCTTCATTAAATACATAAGAGACAAAACAGTTTTGCCCCATCTTCTCCCGCATACTAAAACTTTGAATCTGCTTGAGTCTTTTAATATTTCTTTTCTTATCGGATTTATATGCCAATTTATCAACCAAATACCCTTTTCATTAACGCTTTTGGAACTCTCTTACCAGCTTTATATAGTCTCTGCATTTTAGCTATGTCTTTAGCTCGTTGAGTTCTTTCTGAACCTTTTGTTCCGCTTAAATACTTTTTAGGAACAGACTTTTGCTTTTTATCTTTTGCAACTCTTCTTTGCTTCTTTCTTCTCATCTCTTTCTTCTCTTCCGTTCTTTTCTAACTAATACTGGATCATGCTTAATAGCTTTTTTGCCTTTTACTATCTTAATAAAACTATTTACTCTTGCCGATGCCCAGCTTGATGGCGTCATTCCTTTTCTAGTTCCTGAACTTACAGCCGCACCCAAACCTCTTTTATATACTTGCGTTAAAGATGACTTTCCAATCTTATGTTTTTTTGCTAAAGCTCCTAACCTTTTAGAAACTGCTGGTGATATTTTTGCCATTAGTCCTCCTGGATTACCATCACTTGTATTGGTTCGCTTTTATTTACTCTTTCTTGACGTTCTACTGATTTACCTTCTAAACGTTCTATGACCATCTTCATTGCGTTTAGATCTCCACGTTCAGCCAGTTGAAATAGTTTATTAACAATAATCTCTCTTCTTTCTCTGTCGTTTACTTTCTGATAGCTAAATTCTTTTATTAGATCCGTGTATGCGTTTCTTCTTCCGTTTGGATTACCTGATTGACCTTTTTTCCATCTACTTTCTTTGCCTATCTCGTTACCCCTCTTAAAAGGTTTACCCCTGCTTTGCCCTTGTTTAGTCATCTAATTGAACTAATCCCATGGCTACAGGTTTGTTTAGCATGTCCATTAAATCTTTTACCGCTGGAGTTTCAAAGTCATAAACATCGAACTCTATTCGCCAAGCTCCTGCTATCTTTAGATTTTTTATTCCTACTAGCTCAGCTTTTAAAGATGCTTTATTTTCTCTTGCCAAACTTTTTCTTTTTAGATTTCATTGATTTAGATTTTTTTGGTGGTCTCCCACGCTTTGATCCGTATGTTCCTTTGCCTTTAGGCATAGTAATCTCCTTTTTTTTAATACGTTTAATTTAAAAACGCTTTTAAAATTATTAAAAGGAGTTATTTTATATATTTATAGGGGTTATTTATAATGTATTTAGCTATTTTTTTAACATAGTTAATACTTTAGGTGTAATGTTTATTTTCTCTCCGTTTGGATCGTATAATGCCTCAATTAATCTTGAGTCTCTGTCTCTTGTATAATTTAATCTTTCTTTTATGTCTTTTATAAAATCATCTAATGAAGTACCTACTGCACTTATAAATGCAAAACCTTTTTCAGTTTCGTATTGTATTTCAGCGTGGTATTTAAAAGAGTGATTAACTCTGTCCGAATGTATTTGTTTGTTCATATATCTTTCCGTTTATTTGAGCGATGGCATCTATTAGTTCCATTATAGTCAGTTCGTCATCGCCTGTATCGTTTATTAATTGTTGAAACTCTTCAAAACTTACTATTGTTACTATATTTTCTAGTGGTTCCATATCGGGTATGTTTCGTTACAATCATTACATATCCATATCTTTTTAGATCTTTCGTCATCTTTTTTATTTACTATTGTAACCCACTTTTCGCATATATCGCAACTTATTCTACAGTTAATAATTCTTGGGCTTTCTTTTCTTCTTTTATCTGCCATATATAATACTTAGCTATATCATCAAAATTTACTAAACTTATAGATCTATTTAAAACGTCAGATAAAAACCCGCATTCCATCTTTTTAGTTTCTTTTTCAACAAGTTCTAAAGCATATTGAGTTAAGTCGGCAACCAATCTTTGATCGGGAGCAGATCCAAAATATTGATTTAGTTTTACATCTTCAGTATATTTTATATATAAACATTTAAAGTAAGTACTGAGTGCTTCATTATTTTCTATCCAAAGCCTAAAATTCCAAGTTTCCCAGTTTTCTCCGTTAGTCATCTTATTTACCCTCTATTTATAATTTCTAATTAATACCGATTCTGTTTGAATCCTAGCAGCTTTAATAAATAGATCGCCTATTTCATCATTATGCATATTATTAATGACTAGATTTTCTAAATCATTAACAACTTCTTTAATACCCAGCATAATTACATTTAGTTTTTGCTCGTTGTCTTTTAGATCAATATCTTTTGATATTTCATTTAGTAGTGATTTCATTTCTAACTCCTTATTTATTTTATTATTGTTAATCATCATATCTAAATGTATAACCATTATTTGTAAAAACAAACCCTTTTATTATTTTTTTTAAGGGTTAAATTTTAAAACAAACTAACTTGAGTAGGTTTTTTTAAATTAGCGTTTTTATTTTCTATTATATAGTTAATATTTTTAATTACGTCTGAGGCTTTCTCGTTATTTAATACATGTACCGAATAATTACTTTTTATATTGTTTATAGTCGTTTTTTTAGCGTTTAACCAACTTTTAGTTTGTTCATCTTTTCTTTTTATATGTCTGTTTTTTAATTCTTCTTCATTTACGTTTAATATATAAATATTAAGATCTACTAAATTTTTTATATTGTTTATAAAACTTTTTCTAAATAACCTGTCTCCTTCTATAAATATAGATTTAAAATTATTTTCTTTTATAAATTCTATAGCTTTCGGTTGTACAGCCATACTTAATTTGTCGGTTCCATCAAATAAATCGTTGTTATATATACCGAATATATAATTTTTTTTATTTTTATCTGAATAACCTCTTAAAATATTTTTTTCGAAAAAATAATTTATTTTCAATTCTTTTTTTATTTTTTTCATTAAAAAACTTTTTCCAGTAGCTGGAACACCGCCAATTAAATTAACTCTCATCATTTTTATCCTTCTAAATATTTTTTTGCAACTATCCTTTGATTTAATTGTATTCTCTTTAGCTCCTCTTTTGGCGATAAACACCTCCACATATTTTCCCTGTAATACATAACAAAAGAAAGTCTAACAGAATCTAATCCGTTAGGAATAAATTCAGTATTTCCATGAAGCTCGTGAACGTCTAATAATAATAAATCGTTAGTATCTAAATGAACCCCCACTCCATATCTTGGTAAAACTAAATACATCGGCTCAATGTTTTTACAATATGCAACTAAATTGCCAAAACCCTTCGGATAATCACCAGCGTCATAATGATAAGCGGTTCTATAATCTCTATTTACAGTAATAGTAGTAAAAGCTGTATCAGCTATTCTATAATTTGGGTCTGTAGCTTTTATCATTTCTTTTTGTTTTCTATATCTATCAGGAACAAACTCTTTAAATCCTCTGTCTACTTCTTTTATAAGTGGCAAAGCCTGATTAAAATCATCTAAGTTTTTTTTATTGAATGCGGTAGTTCTGCAAAAATCATAATGAGCGGATCTATCGAAATATCCAGCTATACCACTCAATGGTTTTACTATATCCCCAGTTTCTTTATCGTAAGTAATAGTTATTTTAGATAATGTACCATCTTTTTTTAGCGTTTGCTTTCTTTCTCCTCCGCTTGCCGCACCTCTGTTTTGAGTAGGTTTTGCTGCTTTTAGCATAGATCTATAAGCATTCTCTAAATTATCAGCGTTTATATAGTTTTTAATAAAAAATAAAACAGGCTGACCTAGTTTATTGTAAGCAGAGCAATTAAAGTCTATTATAGTATCAAAATCAGAATTTTTAGCAAACGTTCCAAGTAATTGTTTGCAGTCATATTTATTTAATTTATAATCCAGTTCTATTTTCTTCATACTTCTCCTTTATAATTTTAAATAATAAATCAGCGTAAACTTCTATATTCATAGTATCGCATAAATATTCAAGCATTTTAATAAACTCTTTTTTATTATTTTCTTCAAAAGCTACAATTAAAAACTCAACTTCTGTATTCTGCAACTCCCCATCCTTTTCAGGTGGAGCTATATCAAATAAAAGTAAGTCATCCATGTTTATACTCCTCTATTCTTTTATCAAGTTCTTGCCTTGTAATTTTACCATCTCTTAATTCCAAACCCCATTCCCAAAGTTTATTTATTAAACCGCTTTGAGTTGGTTCTTGTTTTTTTATCTCGTTATGAGTTCTTGTAAACTCTTCAACTCTATTATTCATAAGGATATTTTCAATCAACTGCATTTTAGGTAATCTTCCAGACAACTGACCATTAGGTAGGTCGCACGCGTTAAATATTTCTGTCCAAGATTTTTTAATAGTTTCTTCAGAGTATTTCATTAATACGCTACAAAACTGATTAAATAATAACTGATTGTTTCCTTTAATCTCTAAAGTTTCAAATAGATCGTTTATGTAGAACTCAGCTTGCTGTGAACTGCATTTTTTTACGCTCATTAGTATCTTTCTTGTTATTTATGTTCCAATCTCTATTATTTTTAACCCACTGAGACAACCTTCTGTTTATTTGAAAAGTTTGCTGTAATTCAAATCTCATCTTAGTTTCTGAATTATTCATCTCAGTCCAATATTCAACAAATCTATTAGTTTCATCATTAGAATATTTTTTGGCTTTTATTAGCTCGTTTACTTTTTCTATAAATTTATCTTTTCTTTTATCTATATCTTGATCTTGATCTTTATCTTTAGGGGTTACCATAACCCTTTGTAAATAGTCTGTTAAGCCTTTTTCCTCAAGTCTCTTAATAACTGATAAATGAGGTTTTGAGTTAATTCTTAATACTCCGTACTGATACTCAACAAACGAGGGTATAAAATATTGATCGTCATCTATAGGCACCATTTTTAGTTTAATAGGCTCAGGCAACTCTTCGTACTCCGAAATGTTACAACCCATAAAAAACGATGCTGCTTCCCAGTCTCCGTCTAGTATTCCAGCGTGATCGCATTTAGTTAAAATATAGATCCATAATAATTTATCTTTTGAATCAAGTTTTCTATACCAACTTTTATTCCATATGTTAGTATCTATAAAACGTTTAGCCATTTTTTTTACTCCTTTTTCTTTTATCTATATCCCATCCATTAGATCTTAAAAAGGGCACTGCACCTTTTTGTAATGGAGTGATAGTTTTGTTTTCTAAATCCAGTCTAACTTTAACTGCGTTACCTTTTTTATTTACTATGTATATAGATTGTTTTTTCATCTTTTTTTGCAATTAGGGCAAGTTAGTCTCTTTTTTCCAATAGTTGGTATGTGGTTTTTTCTAAAGTATTCTACACTTCTAGCATACATCTTTCTATTCTTTTTCCAAACTCTATCGCACCCAGAACATAAACATAATTGATCGTCTATTTTAATATGTAGTCTTTCGTATTTATTTGGACTTTTTAATTTGCTCATTCTATGATTTATGTTTTTTTGTTCGGTTAGATCGAGTATGTATTCAATCATCGATTTCTTCATATTTCCGCAACTTTTTTTGAAGATCCATTATTGTACTGATTAAATAAAGAAAGTCCTGTAATGCTAACCATGTAAACCAATTGTTTTTAAATTTAGCTATTAGCAAACCAGTTTTACCCAAAGGCATATCACTTTCTATTTGTTTACTCCATTTAGGTATTTGAAGTGAGTTAGTATTCTTGATTTCAATGTGAAAATCATAAAGGGGATTGGTATTATCAATGTCAATAATATCTCCTTTAATACTAAGACCACCACTGTTGGGAGTCCTACGAAAATTAGTGCCAAGATATTTATTAATGATTTTAACAACTTGCAGTTCTCCTCTTTTGCCTTTAGCGTTAGAATTAATCATTGAGATAAGCCTCTTCATTTTTTACAGATTTACAAACATCCTTATGAAGTTCAAGTACAGAATATGTATTTACTTTTAGATCGTCTAAATTATTAGATACCGCTGAAGCAACCTTCATTGCTGCCCATACACTAACTTTAATTTCAGTTTCATTTACTCCGTCTTTTAGTATCTGATCTAAAGGTTTATCAGATCCAACTGAAAATACTTCCCACTGATGCTTAAAAGGTTCATCGCCCATATATTTGTCGCTTATCTCTAAAATATCGCCTTTTGTGTACCTTGCTAATTCTTTTTGTAAAACGTAATCAGCAAAAAAAGTGTATTCCCTAGTATTATACTCAACTCCATATAGATACCAATTATATGTTTTTCCATTCGGGTTCGTTTTTTGTCCAGTTTTAGGTGAATCAAATAATAATTTAATTTTGTATTTTTTACCTGGTTCAAACTCTAGTTTTGGTTTTTGTTGCATTATAAGCTCCTGTATATTAGTTTAATTAAAAATTGTATTACTACCGCAGTAAACGCTCCGCAAATATATAAGAATATCCACATTTCTAAATTATTAAAAAAGTCTTTCATTGTTTACGCTCCTTTTTATGTTTTAAATAATCTATTTTTTGAACACTTTCAAGCTCTATTACGCAATTTAAACATATATCTCTATGAAATATCATTACTCCGTTCAACTTGTCATAACATTTACTGCAATTATTCATCGTTTATTCTTTTAATAAATTTTGGGCATGAAGAAAAGCGGAATCCAACATGACGTTAAGGTGTATGGATAAAATCCCCATGCCCATATAGTTATCTTATATCACCCCTTTTAAGTTTAGGCGGAGTTTCTAACCAAGATCTAAATACAGCTGGTTCATCGCTAAACATGCTTATTTGGTCTTTATTACCAACTGGATTTTTTAAGCTATATTTAGTGTATCTTATTTTATCGCCAGACATATTAGTCTCAACTATATCTTCGCTTTCAATATCTAGCGGGTTTACTGGATCATTTTTAAACTCGTGTATGACTGCCGCCAATCGAGTATGATTAAAAAGCTCATAAGCATCTCTTTGAGTAATGCTATTTCCAAGCTCTAAATGCTCCCTAATTCGCTGTTTTTTTGTTTTACTCATTATTATACTCCTCATATAAGTCTTTGTATCTGTAAGGTTTTTCTACTACGTCAATTATTCGATCTTCATTAAAATCGTAGTTATTTACTAACCATCTTAAAAATGGTGTAAAATCGTCATCTGTTACCATTGGTTTAAATTCTCCGATCATTATTTCATTCCTAACTCGTTTTGCTCAAACGCATCCATTTCTAAAGTAATCTCATCAAGTCTTTTGCTAAGTGTCTGCATCTCTTTTTTACATACATCATATTCGCTTAAATCTTCACCTTCAGTATGATTATAGATAGATCTAATAAAACTACTTAACTTCATATATTTACGTTTTAAGGCATTATATTTTACTATATCGGGTAATGCTATCATTTTATGCCTCCTCGATCCAAACAGTGTATTTATCGGTTTCATATAAATCTCCATATTTATATGATAAAACCTTTACATCTTTATTTTTTAGATCTTTGCTGAGTTCGTTTTTTAAAATCTGATTAGCGTATGCTTGACCAACGTTTAATTTTATTGATCTATCCATTCCGTTTACTTTAGACATTTTCCAAATAGAATATTTCATCTTAAATACTCCTTATAGAATTAGCAGTTACAGTTATTTTTACAGATGGTTCGTCAATTATAAAAGCGAATTTTATATCAGCGTTATCCCAAATTGCAGGTTTTTTCTTAATAGAGTCGCTTAGTTTTACATACATACTTTTACACTCTTCGTTACCTAAATTATATTTAATAACGCAAGTAAAATCATCGCCATACATAGTATCAGGCATATAATTATTATTAGTTAACCAATTGTTTATTTTTTGATAGATAGTCATTTTTTACTCCTTGTTTAAGTTATTTTTATCAATCATCATAACTAAATGTATACCCTTTAGAATTAAAGTCAAAGGGTTTATTTAAAAAAGATAAAAAAAGTTTGGTTTCTCTCTATAACCCCAACTAGAATCTTCTTTTATTTTAGTCATTACATAGTAATTAAGATAAGAGTGTACAACGTCAGTTATAGTGTCTCCATCTATTTTATGTTGATTAGGCATACACTTAGGCGGTATAGTTTTATCTAATCTATTATCAATAAAAATGCTTAGATCTTTTTTATTAGCATCGCACCAATCTATTACAGCCTCAGTTTTATGCACTCTATTATATTGCTTAGTATATATTTTACATAAGCGTTTAGCGTGTTTTATAAGCCAATTAAAGTTACCGCCAGTTGTCCTAGTCCATATAGTCATCGGATGATTTACGTATGCTTTTTTGTATGGTATATCTCCGCTATAGCCTAACTCATGAAAAGCAGTACAAAGCATCTGAGCTGATTCTAATATCATTTTTACTACATGTTTATTGTGCATTAGATCCGCTGACGCTTTTGGATCTTTATCTAAAAAAAATATATTCATATTACTTGTCTCCTTCATTAAAGCTATAGAATGATTGAGCTGCCCATTCTCTGCAGTCCCAAGTATCAATCACCACTCCGTCTTTTAAGCAAGTCCAATGCCTACTGCATCTAATAAGATAAGTACCATTTAATGGAAAATTACCAATCTTATATTTTTTATTACCACGACTTTTTAGTGGGCTTTGTCTTTTAAATTTCCTATCGTTTAAGAATGTTTCTATAACTAAATCATCATTAGGCATTCTGTATAATTCGGATGCAAGTTTAAATATCTTATTTCTAACATATTCATAATCCCAATTTAAAAAATGAGCTACAGCTCTTATAGCACAATCATTAGTCTCATCTTTTTTATATTTAATAGAGACATATTTTTCTCTACCGCCATGCGATTTTTTGAATTTGTTTTTCATTTTAACTCCTTGTTTTATGTTATTTAATTCAATCATCGATATAAATGTAATAACAAATATTTAAATGTCAAAGGGTTTATTAAGGGTTTTTTAAGGGTTAGTTAAAAATATATAAAAAGAGGGGTGGGAGATGATGATTGATAAACAAGAAGTGCTACTGGAACGTAGCGAAAACCACCCCTCAATAAACAAGAAAGAGATCTAAATTAAATATAATAAGGCATAATAAAAAGTTAATATTCTTCAATAAACGATAAATTAGTATTATAATGCCTATACGCTACCTGTTCAAAAGTCGGATCATTACTTAATCTACAAAATAAAAATTCATCATCTCCGTCTAAATCGGTAACATCTGAATTATCATATTGTAATAATAACGGATGAAGTCCATTATTAGTAAACCAAATTAACCTACTAATCATAGAATCATCGCTAGTTGATTTATCAACGTCATATAGTTTCTCCGTAAATACATCGGTATCTGTTAAATATGTAAAGCTCATATCTAGTTTCTTTTTACCGCTTTTAAATGAGGTCGCTGTACCAGTTGTTTTATTATCAAATGGATCGCTAACACCAAGCCAAGACGGATTATTGCTGTAAGTAATATGACCATAAACTTGACCACCTAAAGATTCCGAAGTGTTTAAACTATTATTGATATAGCTTTCAACTATTTTTAAATCAGGAGATTGAGGAAAATCGTAAACTATTCCCCATATTATACATCCAATTTCTAAGTTAGTTGAGTATGTAGAAGAGTTCGGTGTAATTGCTATTCGTTGGTATCTATTATTACTAAGATTACCCGATAAAGCAGCACTATAAGTAACTAACGACCAACCATTATTATCGGGTTCATGAAAATTAGTAACAGTATCATCTACGGCATTACAAACTTCGGTCATAGACGGAGTAACAACTACATCTCCACCGCTTCCTGCGTCAGTGCTAGTAAAACTACTATTATCACTTAATTGTACTCTAAATCCCGCACCTGCAGATTGAAAATTATGATTTAATATAGCTATAAACATAGTTTCACCTAATAAAGTGTCAGTGGGTGTAAAATGAGTATCAATCGTTATATAATGAGTAGTTGATGCAGTTTTACCGCCTAAGTTAACAGTGTTTGACGGATTATTATCAAATAATTGTAATACATCGCTTTGAGAACTACCCAGCCCAGCCATTTTTATATCTGAATTGGAATATGTTCCGCTTGTTAGTGACATTTTTTTATTTATTAACATTGGAGCAATCATATTAAGATATGCTCTTGGGTTTAAAATTCTTTGATATGCCATTTATCCTACCTCTCTACATTCTATGCTAATTTTTCTTAAACCTCTTTTTATTATAGTTATCATATAATAATTAGACCAATCATTTCCATAAGGTTTTATTTCATCAATATTAAATTTTACTATATCTCCAGTTTCAAATTTGTACCCTTTTTCTATATTTATAATATCGCATGATATTATCTTTCTTACATCTCCAAATATATTCATGTAATAATCGCTATATCCATCAGCTGGATCTGAACTTCCAGCTCCAACATCTGCGTTACCAGGTGCATTATAATTATAATCTAAGTTTATAGTGGCGGTGTTTTCTTTGTCTCTTATATTCATTCTTTGTCTTGGAGTAGGTGAAGTTGTTGTATCTTCGGAAGTAACGGAAGAAAGATAATTATTTTCAGCTGGGTGTTTTACATAATTTACTTTTATTTTAGTTAATAACTCAGAAAAAGGTGTATGAGAAATTTTAATATTTGAAATATCGTTTTTAGTTAGTGTTTCAACTTCATCTCCTGAACTATAACTAGCTTTTACTGTCCAATAAGATCCAGTGCCGTCTGCTCTAAACTTAAAAATAAATCCAAATTCTTTCTGTATTTTTTCTAAAATCTTTTTTAAATCGGTTTCTTTTAATAGGTTAATTCTAGCAAGCCAAGCGGATCTAATTGAATTAACATTTAAACCTGATGACCAGTTATATAAATCAGAATCTCTTATATCATAACCTGTAAACCTTGCAAGTAAATCACGATGAGCGTGTAAACCAGATGACACTAAACCATTTACAGTCGTTGTATCAGATAAAGAGCTTGTTAATCCATCGTTTGCTATGTATAAATTCTTTTCAGGTTTTTTACTCTCCCTACTAGCAACAACGTAAACATCGAATATCTCAAAATTACCAACTATAGGAGTGTTGCCATCGCCTATAAAATTAACTGACAAAACTATTCTTTTGCAAAATCCAGGAAATGGTATTTTTTTAGTGCGAGTTGAAATACTTGTTTGAGTATCTTCTACGAAAAACGCACCTTCATTTCCAGCAACTAAAACAAATTTATTATTACCGCTAGCAGCAGTAACGTTAATTTCATATTTAACGTGTAATATATTATAATTATTAGTTGTATAAACATCGTCTTGGTCATCGTGAGCTATTGCGGTTGTATTGTATTCTCCTCTTATTATAGTTAAAGTATTAGAACTAATGCTTGTTACAGTGACTATCTCTTCTTTTAATTTTAAAACCGATCCCGCAAATAAATTACTAGCATCAGTTATAGTTACTGTCACATCACTAGCACTTATTCCACCAGTATCATTAATAACTACCCTATCACCATTACTATCTCTTAACAAGAAAAAATTAACATCTTCCTCAGGTGTATCTATATTTAAATAATAATTAGCACCCGCAATAACAAATGTAGTAAAGTTTGCAGTAAATTGAGCAAAACTACTATTATTTCCATCTATAGCGTTACTTAAATTATTTACTGTAATTCTACTATCAACTGAACCGATAGTATCTATCGAGTGCGGTCTTACACCAAATATTCTTTGAAATCTTGATTCTATTTTACCATGAAAAGCTCCGTCTGTATTTATTGTTGTAGCTTGAGCATTAGCTAAAGGTATAAAAACGTCAAATTGTTCATTATAGTGAGCCAACTCCGCTTCGCTAGAAGCAGAATTGGTGTTAGGATATAAAGCAAATGTATCATCTATTTTATTATAATTAACCTGCCTATAAGCATACGATGTTAAATCGGATTTAAATTGAGGAGAAGATACACTGCTAGCACTATTTCTAGTATAATTACCATAGGCAACTGGTATTAATAATTTTCTGTCTGTAGTTTTATCTGTAGGAATAGTTATAAAATCCCATGGTCTCTGTTGAATAATACTCATGCTAACATTTTCGATAGTATGAGATATGTCTGACAGCCTCCCATGATAAATTTGCATGCAATTATTTATATCATCCGTTTTATTTAATTGAGAATAGATCTTTACTGTTTGATTGTAATAATAGTTAGAGCTTCCTAATATCTCTTCACTAAGATTAAAACCCTGATATTTAAAGTTTATTGCACTTATTCTAAGATTGCTTGTTTTTGCTATTGAATTTTTTAGGTCTAATGACTCTCTGATAGTTGGACTTGTTTTTAAAGCTCCATGATAATATGAATCACTTACTTTAGTATTAGCGAAAGAAAGACCTAAAAACCCTCTATAATACGCACCATATATAGTACCAGCAGCACTATTACCAGTTAAATCAGTTGCTATATTATTACCATTATTAAACTCCCAATAACCAACTAGATTAGCAGATTGATTATAATTGCCATAATCGTTTATTAAACTTAAAAAATTACCATTATTATATATTGCAGCAGCATTATTTGAATCTAAAACTCCTGACCAAACTGCTAAATTTCTTAAACATATATTACCATAAGAATCTGGGTTTTGAGGATTACTCCTAGCAATATAAGCGTTACCATTTGTGTATTGAATACTTGATGGCGATAAACTACCTGAACCATTAGTAGTAATCCCAGAGCTTGAACCATTAACATAAAACGTAGTGCCTGATTGAAAAAAATTAGTAGTGATAGTTACATGATACCATGTATTATCATCATAAGTTGTACTCGTTTTAAATCTGATAAAATCAGTACCTGCTACACCAGTATTATCTCCATATAAAAAAGAAAATTTTCTATCTTGATCTACATAAATACTTACACCAGCGTAATTATTATCAACACTATTATTCATATATATCCATTGACTAGCACCATTAAACTTTACCCAAAAAGATACTGACATATCTTCTGTTGATGTTAGTGAGGTAGGAGAAGATGACGTTGTAGCACCCAGATCTATATAATCATCATCGCCATCAAACTCTATATATGAATTTTGATTAAATAGTTGAAATAGCCAATTTTCTTCTATATTTTTAGTTTTAGCTATATTTAAATAATTGGTATTGGATAAGCTCACGCTAGGGTTCCTGCCCTTTCTATTTCGGGAATTAAAGTATCTCTAACAAAAGCCTCTTCGCCAATTATATTTCCAGCAATATTTATAGTAACTCCGCTCATGCTATTTGCTAAATTATTTTGTTGAGCTTCATTTAATATTAACTCACCAGCTGTAGCCATAATCGGCACTGTATCGCCTTTCGATGGATCTCCTTGAACTATACCTCCAGTAGCAAACTTTTGAGCTTCGATAGTAGCAACGTTGGCTAAACCAGCAGCCAAAACACCTGCCGCACTTATAAAATTAAAAGGAGGAACACCTGCCGCTAATGCTTTATTATAACCTACATATGCACTAATTAATGCTTCAGTTTGAGCTAATCTTTTAGAAACCAACGCAGAACCTTTAAACGCTTGATTTGCTTTACCTAATCCCCCTACAAGCGTTGAAAAACTTTGTGCCTTTGTTGCTAAAATCGTTTTTTCGAAAGCTAAAATTTGATTTTTTCTAAATTCTTCGATTTCTACCGAACTAACATTAGCAGCTTCCATTAATTTCATTTGTTCTAATACCGCATTAGTATGCTCTTGTTTTTTCATTTGCTCTAAAGTTATAAATTCAATTCTTTCTTTTATCTTTTCTCCTTCTTGACCAGTGGCTTCAGCTTTGGTTTTTTCTGACTCAACTACTTCTTGATTGTTTAATATTTGTTGATCTTTTGCATTTTCGGCAGCGTCAGTAACGCTTTTATACATATTAACAAAAATGTCTTTTATTATATCTCCGCTTAAAGCAAAAGATTTATCAGTGGTTTTTTGAATTATTGCTATTTCTTCTGAAAAATCCTTAAAAGGATTAAAGGCATCTATAATAGAAACTTTTAATAATTTTAATTGATCTCTAATTACTTGAAACGCTATTTCGGCAGCTTTAGTTAATCCGTTTAAAATCTCAGGCATTTGGTCTTTTAAAGCAGAACTTAAATTTTCAAACCCTATTTCATTTAATCTTTTAAACTCGCCATTAATCGCTTTAATAGTTGGTTGTATTTTTTCTATAATTACATTACCGATCCCAATCATTACATTACTAAAATTATTTTTTAGCATACTTAACTGAGTGTTTATACCTTCTCTCATTTTTTCAAAAGCAGTTTGAGTAGCACTAGACGAACCTTTAAACTCAATCATAGCTTCTTTTAAACCTTCTGTATCGTTAGCTAAAGTTTTTATAGCAAGTTGTGCGGTTTTTTCAGGAATAAATTTTGCTATTAGAGAGGCATCTACTCCTTGAAATTGCTCTATAGTTTTTAATAGATCTACTGTTCCGTTATCAAGTCTTTTTACCTCTATTCCAGCGGTTTCCATAGCTTTTCTAGCTGCCTGACTAGGAGACTCTAAACCCGATATTGCCCCTTTTAAAGCAGTAACCGATTCAGCGGTGCTTATACCCGAAGCAGTTAAAATAGCAATTGATGCGCCAACATCTTGTAAACTTAAATTAAAAGATTTAGCAAATGGTAAAACTTGCCCTATGCTTCCGCCTAACTCGCCTATAGTTGTTTTACCTTCTTTAACAGTAGTAAATAATATATCACTAATTCTTTGAGCATCTGCGGAAGTTCCTCCATAAGCGTTTATGGCTGAAGTTAAAAGGTCAGCTGCTTGAGCAGCGGAAGTAACGCCACCCACCGCTAATTTCATCGATTGATTTAAAACCTCGGCACTCTCCGCAGCACCGCTAAATCCAGCTGATATAATATCATATTGAGCTTTTGAAAGAGAGTCTAACGCTAATCCAGAAGCACTCGCAGCTTCTCTTAGAGATTTATCTATTATTTTTAGGCTTTTGTCTACATCGTCTTTTAATAGCGTTGATATTTCTAAAAGGTTTTTTTGAAAGTCTCCCGCAAGTTTAGTAGATAACCCAGCAAAACCAGCACTAACTATAGCAGCTTTTTTTCCTATATTAGCTAATCCAACTGAAACGTTTTTTAAACCCTGTACTGTTCCCTTTACTCCTTTAGCACCTACCTTTAAAATTACATTTTTAACTGCCATTTTCTTTTGCCTTATACTTTTTAATTTCTTCTAATTCATTTTCTATTTGAATAAAACAATCAGAAGTAAATACATCCAACTCGTTTAAATTGCTACATAAAGGAATATTATATTTGGTTGTTATATGATAATCTTCTATCATTTGCCAACACCAATCTGAAATAATATGGGATGGATCGCAAAAAAATGGTAATTGAAAATACAAACTTTTTCCAATGCCAAATTTTTCAATATTATCTTCTGATAAAATTCTATAGATCTCATCATAAATATCCTTTTCATTTTCAAACGTTATACGCTTAAAAAGACTTGGCGATTGAGCTTGGTATGGGAGGAGTAGTCCAGTTCTTGGGATTCCAAAAGCGGAAAACCAAAGTGCAGTTCTCAACCGCCAATATCTAAAGGGGTTTCAATCCCCATGTACGAATTAATAATAGTCATCAACACTTCATCTTCCTCTATCGCAGTTAATTTACCTAACTTTTCATTAGCCTTTTTTTCATCTCCAAAAGCTAGTATCGCAAACTCGTCAGCTAAATCGTGCATCTTTTCCATATCTTCGCTAGCATATATTTGCTTTACTTTTTTATATAGGTCTCTGCGTTGCTTCCTCGTTATATCGTTACATTCATATTGACCATGTTTTGTATCAACTATCATTATTTACTCCTCTGTTTTAGTTTACATTGCTGTTAATGCAGTATTTTCGAATACTTGAAGTTTAAACGCTTCATTAGATCCGTTTTGTACGCACTCAAATTCTAGCGTATGAAAAACACCGCTTTCACTTAGATCCTGACCTGGATCGCCAGTGTATTGAATTTCTGCTGTTATTTCCATTTCTCCCGCAGCATCTGGTTCACTATCTCCGCAAATTAAATTGAGCGTCATAGTATCGCCATCTAAGAAATCCTGTATCACGTTAGTTCCAGCACTATAATCAAATAAATCGTCATATTTAATTGTTATACTTCCAGTTATAACGTACTCAGGAAAAGCGTATAATTCAGCATTACCATTAGCGTCAGCTCCAACTCTATTTACTCCATTAGCTATATTAAACGAAAATGCTTTCATAATAAAGTTTTGATTAGCATTTCCTTCAACATCTAACGTTCTAGTGTCAAAATCAAGTACATTAAAATACTGAGTTTGAGCATCCACCCAAGTTCCGTCAAATGTTTGCTCTAAGGCAGTTGAGGTTGTAACAGGATTACTAAAACCGCTGAAATAATTTCCGCTCATAGAAACTAAACCATTGTTTGCAGCTACATCTCCTGCTATTGTTAGATCGGAACAAACTACACCGCAAAGTTTAATACCTTCGCCCGCAGCTGGATAATACGCTAAATTAACACTATGAGGTATTCCACCTGTTATTGTACCGCCCATAGAACTTGGATTGCTAGATCCGTCTATTTCCATTTCATGTAAAATAGATCCTGACTGACCATTTTCTTGACCTGCCAACATAGCGTGTTGAACTAACGTTTTAGGTGTAGCAATCATATCAAAAGGCATTGTCACTGTTCCGCCTCTTAGGTTTGTTATAGTATCTGCGGCATTTTTTACTAAACCTCTGCCACTTAACAATCTTGATTCTCTTAATATATTAAATGTAGGTTTTTCAACTTGAACCGCAGGTTGTGTTATGTACGCTGTGCCATCTGCGCCATCACTGTCTAATCCTACCCCGAAAGTTGTTTCTGCTTTTAAGCCGTATTTTACATTACTTACAGGGAGTACACGAGTATCTGCCATTATTTACTCTCCTTTTTCTTTTGTTTTTGTTTTACTAGCTCAACGAATCCCATTGAAAGAAGTTCGTTTGCAGCATCTTCGGGTATTTCTACCGATTCACCTGCCCGAAGTTTATCAAGTGAACCTGCATCGCATAGAACTCCGTTTGGATTTATTCTATGAAATTTATTTAATCTTGCCTTTATTTTCATTATAACACCTCTATGTTTTGACAATTAAAAGTTGCTACCCCTCTTAATAGTGAAGCATCTTCTTCATCACGCTGATATTCTATACTAGAAATATTAGCATCAAAAAACTCACTTCCATTATTAGAAATAGTGTTGCTGTTTATAAGTTTCTTCAAGCGTTCCATAATATTACTTACTTGCTTAATACTATCTTTATTGTAATTACCGCCTAATTTTAATTGATAGTTTATTTCTATATTATATTCACGTTGCGTTCCGTATGATAATTGAGTTACTAGATCGTCAGATTGCGGAGTCAATACGAAAGAAGAGTTTCCCCGATGTTCGTCATAATAAACTGGAATTTTAAATTCATTATTAACTAACGTTGCTAATGGTTTTAAAATATTTGTAAATAATATATTTGTAAAATCTGTCGGCATTATTTTCTAGTCATTTGTACTCTTTTAATAGGAGTAAACATTTGATCAGTTACTCCGCTTATTTCTAATTCAAACTCATCATTAGTCGTATAAACTCCAGCACTAAATCTAACGTACATAGAGTGCCCTACAAGTTGCCAATAGCAATCTACAATCTCATCACTAGCCATAACATCAAGTTTTAATCCGTTTTCATTTCCTATAAAGCTAGAAAATTTTACAGTGGTATTTTCTACTCCTTCTTGAACAGTGCCTCCAGCGGTAATAATAATTTTTATTTTATCCCAAGAATAACTTGGAGTGCCTTTTACATCTACGATACCGCCTGTAGAACTAGCGTTTTGACTAATAGTTCTTAATATGCCACGTTTTTTATATTCGCTCTCACTAGAATATAAATGAACTTGACCAGTTCTTAGCATATCTAAATATCCAGTGCCTTGATCGTTTATAGCTTGGTTTTTTATTTGATCCGCTTTTTCTAGGTCATAAGGTCTTACCAAAGATTCAACCGCCATAATAGCTGTAGATCTAACTATAATTTCAGGATAATCTGATCCAGTAGCATCTTGAGTTCCTACACCTTTATTTGGATATATTGGAAACGGAAGATATGAACGAATAAAATCACTTGCTCTTTTTACTGCATCTGATTTTAAAGTTGCCCAATCAGTAGATGCTTCAACCATACTTGAGTTTAATGTGGAATGGCTTCCACCGCTTTGATATAATTCTAATAGATCGGTTGATGCGGTATAACGATATTCATTATTTGAACTAGGTTGGCTAGTTGTAGATGTCATTTCTTGCCCATCTAAATATAATTGACCGCTAACATCACCGCTATTATATAGGTAAAATAGGTGGCTTACACCACTAGCTACCCAATTACTCGTTAAAACTCTTTTCCCATCGTATTGAGCCAAATATGGCTCTACAAACAGCAAGTCAGTAGTAGTGTTACAATAGCTTGTTTCGTATGTACTCATGATTTGTACCTTTTACGCTTAAATGTTAAATAATCCGCAGCTTCATAGGGATTAAAAAAAGTTGTAATTAATCTATTATCATCATCGTCATATTTAGGATCTATTATTGTTACAGGAGCATTAAATATATTTTTATCATCTAAGCCTAATTTATTAGCATATTCATCCATATTTTTAAACGATGCTACTTGTATAGCATGACTAATTAAACCACTAGCTGGATCTTTTAAAACTTGATAACCCGATACGTGAGTATGCCCTGCGGTTAAAATATGATCACGCCACCCAGTTTGAACCGCTCTACTAATAGCGTGAGCTGTATTCCACATGGAGTTGCCTTTGAACTGATGTCTAGCGTTCACCCTTACACACTTTCCATTTGGAAACCTCAAGTTCATTCTAGCTCCATGTTGTTTATATAAAGCGTTTTTATCTCTCATAATAAAATCTAGTGGATCACCATCTCCAGACCAAACATCGTGATTACCCGCAATTAAATATAGCCAATTAACGCTATTTAAAAAATGCTCAGTAATCATCCAAGACTCTTTCGCAGTAGTAGATTGTTGACCATGTAAGGCTTTTAATCTACCAACCCAGTTGTTTTGTACATCTCCTAAATTACCTGCAAACATTCCTTCTGTTTCTCTTATCATATCGCATAAAGAATAGATCTCAGCCAAATTAGTTCCGTCATCATCTACATGTGGATCTCCAAAATGACATATTCCAACAATTCCATTTACGTTTATTTTAATATCGATTAATTGTCTTTGTTTATACGCTTCATATTTTTGTACATATCTTTTTTTACGATATTCAATTATGTCATCAATATTCATTTCCTCAATCGGTAGGTCTTGAACACTAAATTGACTTTTTTCTAATATTATTGGATTCAAAGTTTTATGCCCGCAATCTGAACACATCCAGCGTTGTCTTTTTCTATTATTTTTCCAGTACTGCCAACCATCTTTTCTGATAGCATCTGTATTACATTTAGGACACCCAACAAAATTACCTTCGGCATCTTTAGCTCTTTTTTTAGTGATTCCATTAGGTTGTTTACTCATCTATTAACTCAAAATGTAATAAATCATCAAATCCATTATCTTTTGTAGTTCTCACTTCAGTACCTTTCATAACGTTTTTATCAAGACTAGGAGATGACCAATCACCGCCCCAGCGAATATTTACACCCATCATAGCGGAAACCCCTAAAACAAAACCGCCTAAATAATGCCAATCGTCTCTGTTATTCCAATCTATTTTTCGGGTTTTATAATTATAGGGAGCAATATCAACCGCTAATCCTTTACAATGTTTGCCAAACTTGGTCTTAGATTTTCCTTGCGCCAACAATTCGTTTTGTCTTTCCTGACTGCGTAATCCTTCTATGACTGTAATATCGAAATACTTCACCACTTTTTGTAAAACTGATACCAGTCTAGGATCTACACCCTTCAGTCTTTTCATACTTCTTCGACCAAGTCTGGGCATTTTTATTTTCCTTTAAATAATCCTTCAACAATATCGGCAACTAGATCTACGCATTTTTCAAAAAATATTTGTTCTTTATCTTCTGCGACAAATGGTATGTCAATTTTAGCGTTAATCTTACTTGCTAATTCTTCCTGAAATTCATCAGATTGAACCCATGCTACCGCTTTATCTTTAAAAGCGTCAGCTTGTTGCTCGGCAACTTTTAACATAATTAATTTTAAATCCATTATTTATTCTCCTTTAGCGTTTGTTTTATTTCTTCTATATCCTCTATAATTACATCTAGCTTGTATTCGATTAATTGTCTATCAGCTACAATTTGGCGTTTATTTGCCTTTAAATCGAGTTCTTTTTTAATTAGGTCTATATCGTATTGCATAAACCCAAATGCAAGCGTTACGGAGCAAATAAGAGCTATTATTGTTACAATATTTTCTATAGATATATTAGTATTTAACTTCATTAGTGTTTTCCATTCAATCTACTTATTATGCCCTTTATCTCCGATACTTGATTGTCCAAATCATTAATTTCCTTCGTAAGTGAATCAAATTTTCTGTCCATCCTGTCGTCAGTCTGATTCCAGCGGTTAATAAGTTTAATGACCATACCTTCCATGTTCTCAAGGGTTTCACTTTGTCCTCTGTTCTCCGTCTTTAGATCTTGTAAAGCCTCTGCTTGTGTACTTCCCCTTTTGTTCATAGAGTAAACGACATACACTAACAAAGCCCCTACGACACCGATCATACCCGCTTCGCTGTAAATTGCTAGAAAGTCCATTCTTCATCCTCGCACTCTTCGTAGTTCTTTGTTAATAAAATAATTATGTTCAATATCATCTAATTCAATCCAAATATCTTCTTTCCACCATTCGATGGGGTTTATTTTTTTCTTTTTTTCTTTCCCCAGCTTAAAGGGTTTAAATTTAATTCCTTTGAATACCATTCGATCTCTTTTTCCATTTGAGCAATCTTTGCTTCTTCTTCCGCTATATGCTTACTGACAAGCTCTTCAATTTCATTATCAGCAAGTTCCACTCTTCGCTCAAGCTCTTTAATTCTATTTTCAATTTGTAAGTACGAATAAACAAGTCCAGCGATAACCACAACTGCCTGAATAAGCCACTTAATGTTAATAGATATAATAGCGTTGTCATCGACCATAGTTCCACGATAGCTCCTTGCCGTTTTAGGTTTGCCATTACTCATACCTCATAACCAACTACGCTCCAACCAGAATCACAAGCCAATAAAATAAAAGATAGAAAAAATATTGAAACAAATATTATTACTTTCATTAAATCCGTATAATCTTTTTTCATTATAATTCTGTAGCCACTCCGTTTATAAGCGTATGAATACCAACTTTAATTTTACCAGTAGTATCACTATGATGTTTTTTACATTCTACATCGTAACTGGATTGAGCGGTAATCCAAGAATCAGTTCTTTTAACCACCGCCCCATCACTTGTCACAATATAAGACTTGTTCTGCGCATCAAATGAAACCGATTCATCTTCACTAAAAGTGTAGGTAGCGTTTTCATTTGTTCTCGGTTTAAATATATAAACCTTATGACCTTGAGCGCATCTACGAACAAGCATTATTCTTCCTCAGACTCCTCTTCCAAGGATTCTTTTAAACGATTGATAAATGCTTCTTTTCCAACATTAAGTTGATCTAGATTAAAAGCAGTTCCAGATATTTTATTTTCTAGATCTGCGATATGATTTACCATTGCTTTTTGCTCATCCGTTAGGTCATCCAACAAATATTCTTTGTCGAATAGGTTCAACTTTTGAGGCTCGTTTTTTTCTTTTTTAGCCACGATTGACTCCTATTTGGTTATTGATTAAAGTGCTTTAAGGTCTTTTTCTAGTTCTTCCCAACCAGCTTGTTCAGCTTGCGCTTCAGATGCTCTATCTTTACAAGATTGAATTTCTCTAGCTACTTGGTCTAAGCTAAATGATTGAACTGAGTCATCTAGTGCTTTACCGCTATTAGCATCCCATTGTTTTTTTACTAATTGTAGTTCATCGTGAGAAAGCTCTGCTTGTGCTTCTCTTACTACGTTTCCGTCATCATCTTGGACTTCAGAAACCGCTGGAGAATCAACAATCTTAGCTTTCTTTACTGACCAACTTTTAGCAGATTTCATTGCTTTATAGTTTTTCATTATTTATCCTTGAGTTGTTGTTTAAGTTCATTTACTTCGGTGCTTAGTTCCTGCACCGCATTTACTAATGCCCAAATCATTGGTTCTTGATTAGCTGATAACCATTCACCATTATCTTTAATCATTTCAGGCAAAACTTTTTGTGCTTCTTGAGCAATAATTCCTTGTCGTTTTTTATCGGAATTATATTTATATGGATTGTCTTTTTTAAAGTTATATGATACAATTCTTAGATTGTTTATTGCATCTAAACCTACATTCCAATCTTCAACATTTTCTTTTAATCTACCATCAGATGTTGTACTCCAAGTAGAACCATTATCACCCATATAAACATCTGTTACATTAGAACCACCAATAATAGCAGTATTATCTCCAACGCCAGTTGCTCCACTACCAATTACTATTTGATGAGTTCCGCTACTTCCACTTGCATCGGCATCATGACCTACAATTGTATTATCCTCCCCAGCAACTAAAACATCTCCTGAACTTCTACCTACGAGTGTATTTCTTACTCCGATAGTAATTAAATCGCCACTACCATGTCCTAAAGCAGTATTATGGTCACCAGTTGTAACAGCTTTTAATGTATCGTGTCCTAAAGCGGTATTTCCTAAAGCTCCATTCATTGCTCCACTCATAGCAGTAGAACCTATGGCTACATTTGAGTTACAAGCTGAACCAGTCCAAGTACCACCACCTGCATTATCTCCTATAAAAATATTTTGTTGAGCATCAATTGAACCAGTACCATCCATTGCTTGAAAACCAATAGCAACACACCTATCTATCTTACCAGTTCCACCAGCACCTGCACTATTTCCAATTAATACACTACTATCAGAAGAACTATTGTTAATTAAATAACCTGCACCACTTCCAATTACAACATTGTTATGTTCACCATCATCCGCTGATTTAAAAGCCTGATAACCAAGTATAGTATTATGATTACAATCTGTTAATGCCGTTCCAGCCTGATAACCTATAGCAGTATTTCCAGCACCTGATGTTAAAGATTTAAGAGATTGATAGCCGATTGAAATTGTACCATTTGCACCAGTAGTAGTAGATCCTGAACCTTTAAAAGCCTCATAGCCTATTGCTATTGAGTTTGATAATGCTACACCTGATGGAATACTTTCCATTGCATTAACACCAATAGCAACATTTGAACTTGCAGTAGTTGCAGTAGTTAATGCCTTAAGCCCTATCGCTACATTGCTAGAGCCAGTAGTGATGCTATCTCCTGATTGATATCCTATTGCTACATTGTTATCTCCGTCAGTAATTGAATATAAAGATTCTTGTCCAATTCCTACATTTTGAGAAGCATTATTGCCTTCCGCTGAATTACTATACAAAGCATGATATCCAACGGCAACATTTTTCTGACCATCGTCTAAATACCTACCAGCCATAGTTCCAACGTAAGAATTATTCGTAGCTGGTGTACCTGCACCATCTGCGTGTTCTCCTGCCTGATATCCTACAAAAACATTAAAATTAGTATTTGTACTTAAATTTTCACCAGCACTTGCACCCAGTAAAGTATTTTTTGTGCCATCGGTTAGTTGATACCCAGCGTAAATACCCACAGCAACATTGTAACTTCCAGTTGTAATTGCTCTTAAACTTTGATAACCTACAGCAGTATTGTTAGAATGAGAACTACCACTACCACCAACCATACTTTCATAACCTACTGCTACATTGTTAGTACCAGTTTGATTATTATATAAACTTGTATTTCCTAAAGATGTATTTGCTCCACCGCTTGTGAGTTTATTAGCTGAGTAAGCACCTACTGCCGTAGAACCAGCAGAAATAGTTGCTGAGAGCATCGATTGACTACCAATTGCAACATTGTTAGAGCCAGTTGTTGTTTCAGATAAAGCGTAAGCACCTAAAGCAGTATTATTACTATGCGAATTACCACTATTTCCTCGTAAAGCACCATAGCCTACAGAAACATTTGATGAACCAGTTTGATTATACCTTCCTGATATTTTTCCTATAGCTACATTACTACCACCAGTAGTGTTCATTTCCATAGCAGTAGAGCCAACTGCTGTATTCCCATCTCCAGTCGTTAAATTTCTTAATGAATACCAACCTAATCCAGTATTTTCTGATGCATTATCTAATGTACCACCAGCAACTATACCTTCTCCAAAAAATGTATTATAATTTGTACCAGCATCTATTGTACCTATGCTTTTTCCAAATACTGTATTTGATGTACCACTATCATTATTAGATAGACTAATGCGAGAGTTTGAATCGAGGATTAATCTAAAAGAACTACTACTACTGTTACCATAAAATTTCATAGTCCCAGAGTTATTTTTTATACCGCTTTGTATTGCACCCCCATTATCCATAAAGTTTAAGCGTTGTTCATTATTTGCTCTTAAAGCAATATCGGGAAATGATTTTTGTACAGTAAAATTACCAGTAGTTAATATTTCACCAGCAACATGAAGTTTTGCACTAGGAGATGTTGTACCTATACCAAGACCAGTGCTTGTAAGTGTCATACCAGTAGCACTACCATTATATTTAAACGATAAAGCATTATTTGTCGTATTAAATGATGATATAGTTCCGTTTGTTGTATCTCCTAATGTAAGTTGATTAGAAGATGATGCAGTTGCAAAGTAGCCAGTTTTTCTTACATCAAGACCATATACTGGCGAAGATGTACCGATGCCAACAGATCCACTTGGAGTAACTGTAAGCATTCTATACCCACTACCTAAACCAACTCCAGTATTCATTGCAAAATTGCTTCCAATTTTTTCTATACCTATAGTAATATTATTAGCAGTACCACTACGAAACGCTATACCACAAGTACCATCAACATTATTATTTTTTATAATAACAGATGCATCAGAATTATTATTATTTGATTCAATGTGCAGAGGTTGTAAAGGTGAATTTGTGCCTATGCCAACATTACCAGCGG